TTGGGACTTATACAAGCCTGAGAGTGGTGGTATGAATTTTGATTTACATCAGAGGGTTATGCTTAGATTATTATCCCGATTCCCTGAAAATTACTTTTGTGCACCTAGAGGAATTTCCAAATGCGTATCTGGTGATACGATTATATTTACTGAAAATGGTTTGGAAGAAATTGGATTATATTTTAATTATGATAAAAGTAATGAGGAATTTGAACAAATTCACAACATAAAAATGAAGAATAAATATGGAGATATGGAAAATTCTATTGCTGGTGTTTCAAGTGGATTAAGAAAAACAAAAATAATAAATACACAAGAAGGATATTATATTGAGAGTACAGAAAACCATCCATTATTAGTGATGTGTGAAAATGGAACTTTGAAATATAAAAATTCAGAGGACATTAAAATTGGCGATTTTTTGGCTATTTCAAGAAATAATGATGTATGGGGCAAAAATACAAAAATTAATTTCAATACTGAAAATTATTTTAATTCTCTTAACAAATATTCTTCATGGCAAATTAAAAGAAATATGCCAATAATACCAACAGAATTAACTGAAAAATTAGCTTTGATAATAGGATATTTATTAGGAGATGGTAGTTTAACAAGAGATAATTCTATTTGGTTTACAAATGAAGATGAAGATATTTTAAATAATTTTAGGGATTACTTTGAAAAAGAATTGAATATGAAAGTCAAACAAAAAGATAAAATAAATTATTATATTTGTGGAAAAGGAGTTAGAGAAATATTTAATCATATGGGGTTAAAACAATCTAATGCTTTTACAAAAGAAATTCCACAATTAATAATGTCCGCACCTAAAAATATAGTTGTAAAAACGCTACAAGGATTATTTGATACTGATGGATGTGTAGTTGCAGGTAAGGTTCAACTTTGCACAGCTTCAGAAAAAATGGGAAAACAAGTTCAAATGCTTTTACTAAATTTGGGTATAATATCGAGAAGAGATAAACAATATGATAAAAAATTTAAAACATATCATTATATTATTACTATATCATCATTAAATGCTGATATATTTCTTCGAGAAATAGGGTTTAGTTGTAGAAGAAAGCAAAGTAAATTAATTTCAAGTTGCGAAGTTAAAAGGAACCCTAATAAAGACATAATCCCTCATCAAATCAACAATATAAATAAAATTTATCCACGAGGATATACTAGGGATAAATTTTATCATGTATTAAAGGGCAACAACCAACTTACATATGAAAAATTAAATCTATTATTGAGTGCAGAAGAAAGCTTTACAAATAAAGAATGTGCTGAATGGAATGAACTATTAAAATTATTGCAGTTAAATTATTTTTATTCTGAGGTTACAAATATAGAGAATAGTGAGAATTATGTATATGATGTTCACATGCCAGAAACAAATTCTTTTGTAAGCAATGGTTTGATTAGTCATAACACTCAGATTCATATTATGTCTCAATATCATACGGCTTGTTGTTTCCCAAATATCACCTTATCAATTACTGCGTCCACCAAAGAATCTGCGGTTAAGATTTGGAAAGATAAGCATGATGAACTATTAAGATTCTATCCTGATTTTGCACCGAATATAAGATCGGCTAATTTTTCTAAAGATAGTGGAAGAGTAGAGTTTGTAAACGGTGCAGTAGTAGACAATCTTGCAAATAGCCAACAAAGCAAAGGTTTGAGACGTAGGAGAGGCGGTCTGGAAGAATCTGCATTAATTGACAAAGATACCTATGATGATTGTATTGAGCCAATTTTTAATATGGCAAGGACAACAATGACTGGAGATATAGATCCCGAAGAGTTAAATGGTGCAATAAATAGATATTCTACATCTGGATATAAAAATTCAGATGAGTTTTCTAAAATATTAACTATGTCAAGAGACATGAATGATTTAAAAGGAACTTTTGTATTCGGTTCAGATTGGTTTATCCCCGTTCATTTTGGTAGACAAAAAAAATCGGTAATTGATAAAGCAAGAAAAAGTAATATTATTCGATTTAAACAGAATTATTTATGTGACTGGGTAGGAGTAAGTGATGGGGCATTAATTAATATCAGTAAATTGATTAAAGCAAGAGTTGTTTCTCCTCCTGAAATGGAATGTCCGAGAGATAAAAAAGGAAATTTAGATATATGCGAATATGTAATTGGAGTAGACGTTGCAAGAAGTGCATCTGAAAGTAATAATAAAACTTCTATAGTAGTTTTAAAAATTATTAGAAATGAAAGTGGTTCTATTAGGCAAATTCAATTACACAACATAATAAATCCACCGAATGGATTGAATTATGAAGAACAGTCTGTAATAGTCAAAAGAATATTTTATAAATATGGTGGCAACTTAGATTTAACAAAATCAAGAGTAAAAGCTGTAATAATCGACGGGAACACCATTGGACAGGGTTTAGTTGAAAAATTGCTTGAAGATGTTACAGACTTTGAAACAAATAAAGAATATGGTGCATGGGCAACTATAAATACAGAAGATAAATCTAAAACTTCTAATGCACCAAAGATGCTTTATGTTTTAAAGGCACAAGGGATAAATGGTGATATCATTAGAACTTTTATTAATTATGTTGAATCAAACACACTAAAATTAATTAAAACTTATGATGATATTAAGGATGATTTGCCAAAAGATTTAAAAGAGGCTGATTTGCTTAACTATGAATTAGCATGTACTCAAGTTCAATTATTAATTGATGAAGTAGCAAATTTAAAATTAAAGAAAACTCAAACTGCTGTAACGGTAGAACCAGTTATTAAAAGACTAGATAAAGACCGTTATTCTGCTACGGTTTACGCGCTGTATTATATTGCTATGTTTTTAGAGCATGAAGAAGATGATTCAGACTATGATTTCGTATTCTCATACTCATAATAATCAAACAAATAAAAATTAAATAACAAATCCCTTAAAGAAAGGAGGAATAACATCTCTTGACAAAAAAAACAACTCAAACAGAAACCCAACCACAAACAGAATTAACCACCTCTCCTCAATTCTCAACATCAAATGAAATTGAATTAAATTCACTCTCCTATAATTCATATTCATTTTCAACAGGAAGATTAGATACTGATAATATACCAATGAGCGATTTAAAACAATATGTCAAATATCCAATGATATATAATGAAATATTGAGAACTATATCAAGGCAGTCCTACGGATTAAATGGTATATATGGTCAGAGTATCGACAAAATGGTAGCTCTTCCGACATTATCTTACATAACTACATTACGCAACAAAACACCACAAATGAAAGATAAAAAAAACAAATTTAACACAATACTTAAAATATTGAATATTGATAGAACTACTAGAGATATTTTAAGACATCTATTTATCGACGGGCAATATATCGGGATCTTGAGGGATTCTACGGCAAGTAATAAAAATTTAGATACTGGTTCAATGGTAATAGAATCTATTGACAGATTAGAAGGATTGTCATTAGATGATAATTTTATGATTCAACCTTTAGATTTAGATTATTGTAAAATAGTTGGATTTCAAAACAATATATCCATTGCTGCATTTGATATGATGTACTTTGATCAATTTAAATACGGAGGATTACTTAATGAAATTAAAAATTATCCTCGTGATTTTGTAAAAGCGTATATGAATTATAAGAAAGATTGTAGTAAAAGATGGTTTATTCTTGATTATAGAAAAACTATTGCATTAAAAGCGAAAGCTAATGAAATTGATGCATATGGGATTCCTTTTGGCATCTCGGCTTTTGTTGATATGAAAGCAAGTGATGACTATAACGATAGTCAATATCAATTAATTAGTGAATTAGCAAGCAGTATATACTACCTTGTCTTACCTAGTGGGGAAAAAACTGGGTCTTGCTCATTAAATTCAACTCAGCAAAAAGAAGTTATCGAAGCATTTAAAGGTGCTGTAAAAGTTAATACTAGTGGAAATATTTCTAGGATTTCAACACTTAGTCTTGCTCCTGGTACAACAATTAATAGACTAGCTAAAGATGCGTCGTTAATTACGGATACTTTGAGCGACGAAAATATAAAGAAGATATCGACTAATTTAGGTATTGCTAGTTCTGCTTTAAATGCTGAAAGTAATAGTGCTAATTTGGGAAGTTTACAAATTAATTTAGACTTGATTTCTGCACAAGTGTTTCAGCATATTAATGAAATAGCAAGGGAAGAAACTAGAGTAATTAATGAAAACTTAGGTATTACACCTTTTAGCTATATTGATATAAAGTTCCTTCCAATTACATGGTTAAATAAGAAGGATGTTTATGAAAAAGCAAAAGACCTATACTTAACTGCAGGGGGAAGCAGGATATTTTATATTGCTGCAGCCGGATTTGATCCAGTAGATTATCTTGGAATTTGTGATCAAGAAATTGAGGATGGTTACGATGAGCAGTATGCTCCCCATATAACCTCGTTTACAGCTACAGACAGTGCTGATACATCTAATCCAGACAGTAATTTGGGTGGAAGGCCACCGAAAGACACTTCAGAGTTAAAAGAATCAGGATTAACCACGAAAAATTTAAAGAGTAATGAACAGAGAGTTAAGAATAAAAAATAATATTGTAATTTTTAATAAGAGATAGGTTGGGCTTGCAATCCAACTGATAAGGCTAGTTCCTTTCACTAGCCTTCTTTTATTTGTTTAATTTTAAGAAAGGATTCTCATTAGAAAGGAATGATAAAATGGATAAAAATTTTATAGAAATTACTAATTTTTGTAGTAGTAGAATAATTGATATAAGCATACGAGAATGTGGAATATATGCACTGTATAATATTGAAAATGGAAAGATTTATGTTGGTAGTAGTATAGACATGTACACTAGAACGAGAAGACATCTTTCTGATTTAAAAAATGGAAAACATTATAATAGATATTTAATTAGAGCATATAAAAAATATGGAAATTCAATAATACCTGTTGTTTTAGAAATTGTAAAAAATAGAGAAAGTCTAATTGAACGTGAACAATACTGGATTGATCATTTTGAAAGTTACAATAATAAGGTTGGGTATAATATTTGTATTATTGCAGATAGATTAACTGGTATTTTTAGAACTGATGAAGAAAAGAAACATTTAAGTATTATAAATACTGGCAGAAAACTTACAGAAGAGACTAAACAAAAAATAAGTGAATCTAGAAAAGGAATTCAATATTCAGCAGAAACATTAAAAAGGATGAGTGATTCACATATTGGCAAAAATTTATCTGAAAGTGCAAAAGAAAAGTTAAGAAACAATATAAATATAATTCCAATATATCAATACAGTTTAGAGGGAGAATTTATACAAAAATGGAAAAGTTCTGCTGAAGCATCAAGAACTAGTGGATTTGAATCATCTTCTATAACAAAATGTTGTAGAGGGAAATTATATAAGCATAAGGGATTTATTTGGAAATATGAATATTTTGAAAAATTAGAACTAAAATTTAAAAAGATTATTCAAAAAGACTTAAATAATAAAATAATAAAAATATGGGATTCTATGAGTGATGTTTGTAAAACTTTAGCATTTAGTTCTAGTGCTATATGCCAATGTTGTTTGGGTCATTGGGAAAAATATAAAAATTTTAAATGGGAATATATGTTTTGTTAAACTATTTTAAATTAAATAATAACAACAAATATTAAAAAGGAGGGCATATAATGCCAAATACAAACACAAGCAACAAAAATAAGAAAGTGCATAGCGTTTTCTTAGGAAGAAAAATCAGAGAGTTCTACAAATTAAATGACAATGGTTATTCCAATGCATATTTAAGCACAGAAAAAGAAACATTGGAAAGAGTAGAGTTACTAGAGGTAGAATTAGACTATGAATTAAAAATAGGTGATGAAATTTTCTTACATGAATATGAAGTTTATGCAAAAGTTCAAAAAGTAACAAATGGAACAGATAGTAAGGTCTATTATAATCTATCTTATGTTGTTGAAGAAATTGATGATAAAGAAGATACTTATAAGGAACTTATTGACCAATATAATAGTCTTAAAGAAAAATATGATACTGAAAAAGAAAAACAAAATAAAGAATTGGCAGAAAAGAATAATAAAATAAAAGAACAATCAGAAAAAGAGGAAGTTGAATTTAAAAGAGTTCAAAATGAAAGAATTGAATGGCAAAAAGATAATTTTGATAAACTAAAGGGAATTGTATGTAACAAACTTCCTATGAGAAAAGATTCTGATTCTCTTCTTTTTAATAAAGTTCAGCAAATAAATATCACAAAGTATTTATTAGACACTATTCCAAAGGAGTATATATTGATTAATCTTCCTACTGACATTATCTATATGCCATTTAATAATGACTTTAAACCATTAGAAATTAAAGAAGTCCAAGAATATTTATCTGATTTAGAGCAATAAATAGTTTAATTATAATATTTGAAAGGAGGTGAGGAAAACGAAAAATAGTGTAATAGAAATATCTAAAAAGACATCGAAAGCAGGACGCACTCCCATCAAACTCATTCTTCACAAAATTCACAAGGATTCTGCTGAATATAATGGAAATGGCATCCATTGGGAAAAAGAATATATTGAAAATAATATTGAATCAGTAAAAAATATGCCTCTTGTTGCCCAATTTATGGACAGTGAAAATACAATTCCTTTTGGAAGTCATGGTGATATGATAGTCGAAGAAAATAGAGTCATTTTTGAAGATAGTCTTGTTGTTGGAACGTTTGAAAGTGCATACATAGCTGAAAATATAGAAGTCAATAATGAAATAATCGATGCTTTAGTCGGTGTTGGATACGTATATGATCAAAGATTTCCAGAATTAATTGATTATTTACAAGAAGAGTATGACAGTGGCAATTCAGTAGAAGGTTCAATTGAAATTTGTGCAGATAAATCTTTAGGAAATAAGAAAATAATTTATGAAGGGGGATGGAAAGAGAAAAATAGAATCCCAAAATTATTTCAATATTCTGGTCATGCTCTTGTAATAGGAGAGGTTCCTGCTGATAAATCTGCTCTCATGCTAGAGTTGAATACACTTAAAAAAAAAGAGGTGAATATATTGCCAGACGACAATTCTATTATTGACAATAAAGATAAAACAATAATTGAAATAAATGCAATGAATTATAATGATATTTCTATGATTGTTGAAAGTAAATTCAATAAAAAACAAAATATAGATGAATCAAATTATTCTTATTATTATGTTCATAAATTTTATCCAACTATATCAACATTCATAATGAAATGTTGGGATAAAACAGGAGAATATTGTCAAATTACTTACACAATTGAAAATGGTGAGGTAAAACTTGGTGAAACTATTAAAGTCGAGGAAGATTGGAAACCTCTAAATGGTGAAGAATCTGTCGAAGTTAATACACCAGTTAAAAATATATTAAATAATCAAATAAAGGAGGAAAGAAATAGAATGGATGAGAAAATCGTATTAGAACTCAATCAAAAAATCGAAGATAAAATCAATGAAATTAATACGTTGAATAAATCTTTAGAGGAAAAATCAACAGAAATTAATACTTTAACTAAATCTTTGGAAGAAAAACAAATAGAAGTTAATAGCTTAACAGAAAAAAATCAAGAATTAGATGGCAAAGTAAATGAGGCGAATACTACAATTGTAGAGGTTAATAAATTACTTGAATCTGAAAAAGCAGAAAAAGAATCTCTTACTGTCGAAGTAAATTCTTTCAGAGAAGAAAAAATTAAAGCAGATTCAGAAGCAAAAATTGCAGAAGTAAATGCATATTTTGAAACAGAAATTACGAAAAATGGTTTTGAAGAAAGCGAAGTTAATTCACTTAAAACCTTTGTAGAAGCAATTGATTTAGAAGGACTAAAGAAAGCAGAAGCAGAATTATGTGCAAAGAAATTTAAAGAAATGATTGCATCTCAAGATACCTCTGTTGAAACTAATACTAAGAATGATATGTTTATTTCTATTAAAGAAAAAGAAATGAAAAAGGTTCCTGGTAGTATCCCATCTTTCTTTAACTAAGTTTTAGAAAGTAAAGATAAATATATAATTAATTTTAACAATGAGTAATAGTTAAATAGTAGTGGTTAATTAATAACAAAAATAAAAAGAAATGAGGTAATTAATAATGAGTTTATTTAAATTCCATGATTCAAATTTTCTTAACGTATCCAACAAACCTAATGTAAAGGCAATTGCAGATACATACAATGGTTATCAGTTCAATGTTACATCTGATGTTCAGGTATTAGTTCCAGATTTAGCTACAGCAAAATTAGGTGATATTTATGTTATGCGTAATATCATTGACAAACCAGAAATTATTAACACTGATTCCTATAAAATTGTTGCAAATGAGTATATTCGTGCTTTTAGACTTAAAGACATGGTAGGACTTCAACTTGATATGTCTGCTGATTTGCTTACAGATGCTTTTGCTGACGTTGCTGTTGGTGCTTTGGTCATTGGTCGCTCTGTAGCAGATACTACCAATCCAATGAAGTGGACTAAAACTGCTGATGTTTCTGCATATGAAATTTATCTTAAAGTAATCAAGAAAACTACTTTTGGTGCATTTACAATTGATGCAGGTGGTGGAACTGTTGCTGGTGGTTATGTTGTAGAAGTAATGGCAAACGATAATCTGTAAGTTATGAGATTATAGATTATTGTATGTAATTTTTGTAAGTAATATATAATATTTTTTAATTAATGTCAAATAGTAAAATTATAAAATAATATTAATAATTAATAAGAAAGAAAAGAGGTATTAACAATGAGTTTTGGAATAGATTTTACAAAATTACAAGAGAATGCAGAACAAGTTGAGATTAATAAGATTGTAAAGAATAAGTTGGCGAACGCATCACGTCTAAGTGAAGACGTAGAGATTTTTACAAATATTGTTTATGGTAAAGATGTATCTAAATATGGTAAAAAAGTTGATACAGTGATGGATAAAATTAAAACTTTAGCTGGAATGGCTAATGATGGTAATACTCAGGCTAAAGCTGAGTTGAATGCTATTCGTACTATTACTATTCAGCAACCTTTGGAAAAGAGATTAGCTATTAATAGTGCTATGGGGAATGTAACAAAGGTATTGGCAAACGAGGAACTGAGGTATTCCGTTGCCCAATTACAAGGAGAGAAATCAAGAGTTCAAGCCAATTCTGGTTCTTTTGTATTCCCAACTGTTAAGAAAAGAACTGGAACTATGACTGTTCAAAATGCAACAGGTGGTTTGATTATCGATCCAAGAGAATTAATGTCTGGTGATACAGATACGATGGCTTATGCTAATGAACAAGTATTGACTTCTATTATTAACCAAATGGTTCTTTCTCATATCAATGCTTTAAGAAGTGCTATTACTGCTGCCACCACATTGAAAAACTACAGCGAGGGGATTACTAAGACTAATGTCGAAAATACAAGAAAATTAGCGAGACGTTTTGGTTCTTCTGTTACAATTATGGGAGACTATAGTGCAGTTAATAAGTTAAGTGATCTTGCTAATTTTAGTGTTGTTGCTGCTGGAACAGAATTTAGATTCCCAGACTCAGTGATGGAAGAAGTAATGAAGACTGGTCTTCTTAAAGTATATAAAGGAAGTCTCGTCATAGAAATGCCTAATAGCTATAATATGATTGATCTTAATACCGCTGGAGATTTCTATGCTCCTCAATTACCTACAACTGATTTGTGGTTCTTACCACAAGGCCAAGTTAGTCCCCTTCAGATCGGAATTCAGGGTGGTTTGACTAGTATGACAGCCACAGACATTAATTTAAGGGTAACTTTAGCCCCGTATGTACAGAAATGCGCATAGGACACTTCCTTAATTGCAGGTAATTCCTAAAGCTCTCATGCCACAACATAAGGATGAAATATGCCTAAGTGTGACGGAACGAAAGTAGAAAAAAGTTGAGAGATGGCATAAGGTTAAATCCTAAGTGCTTTTACAATGGATGTTCATTGCAGGTAAGACTCGAATAGAGTAAACTTCAACGACTATGGCTGAAATGCCAGTACACTCAAGCGAGTGGAAAATGGAAGCCCTTAACAGATAATGCTGAAGGTGAAGAAATAGTCTATTCTCATATGAAAGTATGAGCAGTTATAAACGATATAGAAGTTGCGATTCTATATGAATATAAATTTATAAAAAGCCGAAGTTACAAGATACGATATTTCCTACGGAAACAAGGTTCTAATTGAGCTAATTCCGGCGATGGGATATATATATGATGCTGCTCTAGCTGAGTAAATATCAAACTAATTTTATAAGAGATAGGTATTAATTATAATCGCGAGTTTAATTAATTACTGACAAGAGTGGTTTTCCTAAGCCACTCTTCTTTTATTTATAAAAAAATTAGGTATTCGATAGGAGGGATTAAATGTGGGCAAGAAACTAAATATTGATCAGTTTAAACAATGGATGTTAGAAAATTCTGTTGATATAAAATGTATTAGTAACTATGGTGTTGATGATAAAATTGATAGTAAAACAGAACTATTATTCCAATGCAATAGAAATCATACATTCTCAAAAACAATAACTAATTTCAAAAAGAATCCTAGGTGTCCTCATTGCACTGGAAAGTGTAAATATACATTTGAAGATGCTAAAAGGATAGTCGAAGCAGTAGAAGGTTATTTATTAATATCGACTGAATATGTCAGATGTAAAGATTATTTAATTATTCAATGTGATAAAGGTCATCCCTTCCCAATGACATTTACAGCTTTTAATGTCGGAGGACACAGGTGTCCTATTTGTAACACAGGAGGGAAATATAAGTATGATTTAGAAATTGCAAAAGAAATTTTTAAATTAGAAAAGTGCGAACTGTTAGTAGACGAATATATAGATTGCGATACATACATACATGCCTTATATGTGTTCATGTGGTAATCCAAGCAAAATTTCTTTAATAGAATTTATCAGAGGTCATAGATGCAAAATTTGTGGTAATAAGAAAACTGGTGACGGTTTAAGAACGCCATACATAGAAACATATAATTATTTTAAAGATAATGGTTGTGAATTATTATCCACAGAAGACGAAATACAGAATAATAAAACAAAAGTAAGATATATTTGTTCTTGTGGAAACCCAGATGAAGTATTGGTTGAAAAGTTTAAAGTTGGCGAAAGATGCAACAACTGTAAACAAGAAAGAACTGAGGCAACATTTTTAGACAGATATGGTTTCAAGTATGCATTATCAAGTCCAGAAATAAGAGAAAAAATTAGACAAACTCTTTATAAAAATGGATCAGCACCATGTAGTAAACAACAGGAATATATACACAATCTAATTGGTGGAGAACTTAATTATCCTGTAAAAACATCTTCTTTGGACATTGCTTTCCTAGAAGAAATGATTTATTTAGAGTACGATGGCGGTGGACATAAGAATAGTATTTTGTATGGCACTGTTACAGAAGCAGAGTTTATAAAAAGAGAAAGAAATAGAACTTATGGGCTACTACGTTCTGGTTGGAAAGAAATTAGAATCATTAGTGAAAAAGATGACCTAATCCCATCAGACCAAAAGCTTCTAGAAATCCTATCCTACGCACGTAAATATCTAAATCAAAATCATCATTACATAAAATTTGACATTGACAATTCAAAAATAATTAATTCTCAAGGTGAATTTGACTATGATTTTGGCGAACTAAGAAAAATCAAACCAACAGATATTCAAATCCAAGAAGCAATATAAAAAAACATCTAAAAAATAATAAAGGGTAAAATGGAGGGAATAAATAATTATGGCAATTGATATGAACAGTCGTTCAAAGGTACAAAACTTATGTGATTGGAATGTCTCATGGGAGAGGTTTTCCATGGACGGAGACGAATTCATAAAAGCAAATCAGACAGTGTATATTCCAAATATGGAGATTGAAACACAAGTACAGAATAATAATCTTTTCTTTTCTGGTACGGACAATATTGGGTCACATGCGAGAGTTTATATTCACAATCCAGAAATGAGAGAACATCTTGGCTTTGATAATAAAGAAGAAAAGCGAACTCAACTAATTCTAAGTGATGAAAAATGCAAAGAAATATTTGATTATAAAACATTTAGCACTTTTAAAAAGCATGTAACTGAAAATATCATTACAAATCAAGAAAAATCAAAAATAGTTAATTACGCTAAGAAAATGAAGATAAATGATTATGACAAGATTCAGTATTTAACCGAGTACACAGGTTTATCATTTAAAACTGATAAAATAGATGATAAAGAATAACCGAATCAAAGAAAAGAGGTGATAGATTTTGGGAACTTTACTCCAAAAAATATATGATAAATTTTTCATAAAAGTATCAGATATAGATTTTACTTACAAACAAGATTTAGTTTTTGAGTTTTTTGAAACTGCCATAGGGTATAGTTACAAAACTACACCACATGATTTGAGTTATACTTTGTATTCTAATAATGCAGTTTTAATAATTTATGATGCAATAGAAAATAGTGGAGATATAACTCTTCAAATTAACTCTGATACATATACAATTGCTTTATTAAATACTGATACAAAATTGCAAATAGCAACAAAAATAAAATCTGCTATTGAAGTAAATTATACAGTAGTATTAGATGATATCGAAAATCCAATGTTAACAATCACTAAACCACTTACAGATAATATTACATTAACATTTATTGATACAGATAATACTAATTTAAATCTAATCATAAGTAAAACATATGATGGTATAACAATTTATGATTTAGATATAGATGAAATTGAATTAATTTCATTAAATATGAAAAAAGCATATTTAGATTATTTATTAAAACCATTATCTCGTTTAAAAAAGCAAATTGGAACCAAAGATTTTAATCGTTTAGAAAGTAAAGTAGAAGAATTAAAAGTTTATTCATTAATGTTAAGTAATTTAAAGGAAGAGATTAAGGATTTCAGGCAAGAGTTTAATTCTTATACTAATAGTTAATTAAGTTGGTGAAAAATTGAATAATAAAGTTAATAATATCAACAACAGTAGGATTCTAATTAAAACTCCAAACTGCGAAATTACTTTTGACGATTTATGCAAAAAAGAGTATCTAAAAATAAATAATTTAATGCATATGATTGAGAAACAATTTGATATTTCTTTGCATGATTACCCTGAACTAAGAGGAGAAATCTTAAATATTTCAAACTTCATTAAGAGAATCCCCTACTTACAGAGGGAGATCATGTAATTAAATAATATAAGTCATAATGATAAAAATAAGAAAAAGGAGGAAAGTAAATAATGGGATATAGTGATTTTCAATTTAAAACGCCAAACGCAGAAGTTTTCAATTCTATAACCCCTGGGACAGTATTAGCTTCAAAAGCAGTAATAACAGATGCAAACAGTAAAATTAATACATTAGATATTACTGCACCTAAGTTTGGTGGAACTGCAATTACTTCATCTGCCGCCGAGTTAAATTTAATCGATACTTCTGTGGCAGGAACAGCAGTTGCGTCTAAGGCTTTAGTTTTAGGTGCTGATAAAAATGTAGATGTATTAGCAATTGCAGATTTAAAATTGGGTGCAGGCGCAGGTACTTCCGTAACTACACAAATTAATTCTTTGATTAATTTTCCTGGAACAATGTCAACATCTGTGATCGACTTCAATACTACAGGTGAACCTGCAATGAAAGTTGTCATAGATGGTGTAGATTATCAAGAAGCAGATGTAGCTGTAGTAACAAATGGAGTATGGACAAATGGTGCAAGTGCAGCTAATTCTGCTACAAGTTTAGTCGCTGCAATTAATGGAGATACGAGAGCTACTGTACCATTTACTGCAACTATATCTGCTGGAGGACATAGCGTAATTTTAACATGGGATGCTGTTGGCACTACTGGTAATAAAACTATTACTACAACTAGTGCATCAAATTGTACAGTAGAAAATTCTGTTGGAGGTAGTGCATCTGCAATAAAACAAATGGTTGTTGTAGATCGTGTTGTTACTGCTCAAGATATTTTAGCAAATGAAATTAATGTACCTTTGCCTTTTGCCCCAACAAAATTTATTATTCAACATTCTGACACGAATGGCGAAGATAATCCTACAACATGGAGGGCGACTATTGCAACCGTTCCTAATAGAATAAAGATTACAGGTCAAGGCGCGACAGCATTAATAGCAGGAGATGTCGTACAAATATTAGCCTTTGAGTAAGAAATAATTAACTATAGCCAATAAAAATAATTAAGAGGAGGAATTTAAAATGGCAACGAATTTTATAGGAAGATCATTAACGGCAAATGAGGTTGAACAAAATGTCACATTGGATATGTCTTTTATTAATCTTATTGTAAATGATTCAGTTAATGTAGTAACTTTGTCCTTTGACGTAGCAAGCGCATCGGCATCTAACAACTTAATGGTACTAAAAGCAGGAGAATCTAGACAGAATTTAGCAGTACCTTTTAGTAAATTATATTATAAAGCTGCTGCGGATACATCTTATATTAGGATTGAAGGGTTATCAAAAGCAGAATTTTAATTTATTGTAATTTGAGTAGAGAATTATATATAATTAATTCTCTACTTTACATTATGGCAAGGTTGTGATTCCAATTAATGTAAGAAAAGGATGGATAGATAGTTCAAATTATTCTTCTAAAGAAGAAATGGTATCAGACGTAAAAGAAAACTTTGATATTCGTAGATATTATAGTGCTGAAGGTAAAAGTGTAATAATTAGTGATGTTACAACACAAGTAATAATTCAATCTCATTTAAACCCATTAAATGAAGGAAAATATGATAAGAAAATTCATATCCCAATTGAAACAGTTGTAAATACTGGATCAATTGTAGAATGGGAAGGTAATAAGTGGATTATTATAAGCAATATTGATAATTTACAAGCATATAAAACTGCAAGTATGATTAAATCCAACAACACCCTCCAATTCTACGATCAAAATTCAATTTTATATAATATTCCTTGTATTGTTGGTGAAAAAGTATCACAAAAAACAGAAGAAAACAAATATATCACAACAGTTTCGAATGAAATATATTTAACTATTTCTCATACAGAAATAACCGAACAAATAAAAGTAAATGATGTATATAAAATCGGTTTACATTCTTACCAAATAGAAAGTTTACCAGACGATGTTTATATCGGTGGGCTTTTAGTTTTTAAACTTAAGTATAGCGAAGTATCACAACAATTTCCAACTTACTCTATTCAAATTCTAAATGGCAACAATATCCAAGCAGATAAAAACAACACATTACAATTACAAATTCAAGTAAATGCAACAGTGAATAACATAACAACAATAGTTTCGCCTACTCCATTGCTCATATTTAACTCTTCTAATGATGGAATCTGTACAGTAGATTCAAATGGTTTATGTACTTTCCATTTAGAAAGTTCTCCTTCTTGGGATTTGGAAACCATTATTGATGAGGAAATGGTTCTAGATTTAGATAAAACATATGAATTGACAGATGATGGTAAATTTTTGTTGAATGATTTGTTTGGTAGTGATGCTATACCGGGAGTTGTGATTAGTGTGAAGTTGGCTTTAGATGAAAGTGTAGTTGGATATGTAAATATTGATGTTTATGATGTACCGATGGATAATTATACAGTCAAGGTTAATGGTGAGCAGTCTATTATAAAAAATTACACAGAAAATTACAGTTGTGTATTTAAAAATAATAGTATTGCTTATTCTGATGTATCAGTATTTTATTTAACTGGTGACGATGGTGTTTCTGTAACATCGCTTGCTCAAATTACAAGTCAAGATAGTGTTGCTAATACTTGTACAATTAAAGGATTGGGATTGGGATATGTGAAATTGTGGGTTAAGAATGTTGGGGAAACAGTTGTTAGTGATGGATTTAGGATTCAGATTGAAAGTTTATTTTAAGGTGGTGATAAAGAATGTCAATCAATAATGAATTAATTAAATTAGATGGTATTCAAAAATTATTATCTAATATTGGAAATAAAATAATTGAAAATAAAACTCTTATGAGATGTTTGCAGTATGATTCGGCAGATGCTTTATCATTACCCGAAGTAACAATGTCTCAGATTAAAAATCTAGTTGGTAAAGGGACTGACCCAAATAATGAACAAAAAATTTTCAAAATGCCGTTCTATGATAATGTTGTATCTGATCCTCGTACAGAGATTAGATTTTTTATTCCTATATTTGAACCAAATAATATATATCTAACAAGTGTAGATATATGTTTTCAGATTGTAATTCATAATGCTAAATGGGATTTAGATGAAAATTATATTAAACCATTAGTTATGGTTAATGAAATACTAAAAGATTTTAATGGGCAAGACTTAGGTGGTATAGGTGTTTTACAATTGACGTCATCAATTAAGGTTGCTAATTGGAATTCGAGTTTTTCTGGATATTTCTTTTATTTGAGTACGAGGTCTGTGTAAAATATGGATATATCACAATATGATCAATATTTTATATATGATGAGCCTGTACAATATATATCTCAAAAATCTTCAAAGCGAAGATTAGAGATTGAAGCAGAAATTAATAATATTGAATTAGACGAAATAAGTGATGAAGCAAAGATAAAAATATCTAAACTTAAGGATGAATATGAAAATTTAACATTATTAATATATCCAATTAGAATGTCAAAATATCTTAATTTTCATATGTTAGCAAATTGCTTATTAATAGAAAAGAATAAAATACCAGACCCAAAAGTAATTAGTATGAGTTACTTGGATTTTCTGTTTTATTTAATTGAAAATGATCAAAATGGTAATATTTATGCTCAGATGCTAACTGGAATTTTTAGTCTATGTTTAGGTATCGAAAGTAATAATATTCGATATATAAAGGACGAACAAGGAAAAATAAATCTTAATCTAAATATTAAATATATATGTAGAAAAAATGAAGAAGAAGTAACCAGATATAGGGAAGAGATACTTGATAAAACAGATTTTGACAATATAAAAAATATAATTATTTATCAAAATATACCTGACTATGATGACACTTATATTGATCCTAAAATGGAAAAAGCATTAAAAGAAGCTCAAGAATTTATAAATAAAAACAAAAAGAAAATGGCTTCTTTGGAAGATCAACTTATTTGTGTTTTAATAAGCACTTCTTTAAGTATGGAAGATATTTATAATTTAACAATTAGAAAATTTTCTAAGATACTTCAAAGAGTTGATTATAAATTACATTATGAAATTTATAAAACTGCTTCTATGAGTGGTTTTGTAAAATTTGAACAAGAAGTTGATCATTGGATGAGTGATTTATCTGTTGATGATAAATACGCTGATGTAAAGGTTGATTTTGAAGAGTTCAAAAATAAAGTTAATGGTAAAGGTAATGTCAAAAAGTAATTTGTATTATAAAGGAGGAGATATAACATGGCAAAGAAATTTCTCGTTGGAGTTGGTTCTGTAACGGCTTTCAATATTTCAACAGGAGACATTTTATTCCGCAGTCGTACAATTTTGGACGACTCAATTGATATTACAATCGCAAGTGAAGAAATCTCGGCGGGGCAAGGTAATGCACTTCAGTACATTTATTATCATAGCGGAAGGTTTAGTGCAAAACTTACAGAAACACAATTTTCTCTCAATATGATTGGGCAAAACGTTGGTTCTTCAATTCTTACTGGTAAAAATGTTTGGACAGAAGAAAACGTTACTTTAGGAGTAGGTGGGACAGGAACAGTAGTAGGAACACCTATTTTAACACCAGATGTTAGTGGGGCAGATGTTTTTGGTTATGTCACAAATGCAGCAGGAGTTACAACTAAAATTACATTTAGTACCAAAGATTTTACTTTAGTTGGTGGAGCAGAAAATGATATCGTATGTGTTCAATATTTTACTTTAGATTCTGCTGCCAGATATGTTACGGTTAATTCAAACTTCTTACCTTCAGTTGTTAGATTAGTAATTGATACACAATTAGCAAGTTCTGATGAATCTAGTGCTGCGGGATCTAGTATTATTGGTAAAGTCCAGGTCGAGGTTCCAAGATTCCAGATCGCAGGAAGTCAATCAATTTCAATGACTGCATCCGGCGTGGCGCAAACACCATTAGAGGGAATGGCTTTAAGTTTTGCAGGAACTGGTGGTTGTAATGGTTCTGGATATTATGCAACTATCGCGGAGGTAATTGATGCTAATAATTGGTATGATAATGTAGGATTTTTGGCTATAGCAGATGATACTGTTGCTTTAACTCATCCATCAACTTCAACTTTGACAGTATGGGCAGTTCCTACAAATGGAGATGCGGCATTTAAAGCTCCAGCAGCAGATTTAAGTTTTACTAGTGGAACAGTTGGAACTTGTACCGTAGGTTTGCATACAGGTATTATAACCACAGTCGCTGGTGGAACATCTGTCATTACTTGTGTAATTACAAGTAAGAATACTGTTGGTACAACTGCCACTGTAACTGTAAGTTAATTTTTAACTAAGGATTTATTTTATGAGTATGAAATTATGTCAAAAAGGAATTCTTTTTCAAAATAGTTTAGAAGCATCTTTTAAATGTTCTATGGATAATTTACCATGCTGTTTTGTAAGATTTTGCGTACAAGATAGATGCTTTAAAATGCTCAGTAGTTATATAAGATGTAAAAACAATCAAGAGGTGATTTCATGCCAAAAAGAGTAAAAAATGAAGATAAAATTGAAGATACTGACAAAAATGATATAGAAATCATTAATATTGAGAAAGTAAAAGATGAAAAAGTTGTTCTTAAATTAAGAGAAGAAATTTGTAAAGTAGTATGGGTAAAATATAATTTTTTTGGGGTTGACTTTAAGGGATATGGAATTACTTTCAGTCTCGATGATGGATATTTAGTAGATAATATTAAAGATAATATTAAAATCAAATATGAATCTGAAATTGGGAAAGAGGATTTTAAAGCATATCCTATGTTTAAATAAAAATAAGGAGAAGTAGCAGAAGAAATAAAACGCTTCTCTCTTCTCCTTATTTTTTTACTATTTCCACCAAATTATATATCTCCAATAAATCACTGATTTTATACTAAATATCAATATTTATGTCTTATAAAGTCATTGATATAAAAGGGTTTTATAAACCATAAAAACAATTATCAACTAAAACAAACAATAAAGAAAGGAAGTGCTCCATACAATGGCAAATGAATCAGGCAACATGGAACAAATACTTGGAACCTCAAACCTCAACAATGAAACACGCTTCATAAAAACAGATGATAATGGAATTCTCCAAACTTCTACAATGTCCAATGGAGACACTCCTATGATTCTAGTAGACACAACTAGAGCTCCATCAATAGGAACAATTCTCCTTGCAAATGCAACATATACATCACCTGTTGTTGATAGACCAGAACAAGATATACCTGATGGGTATATGCGGATTTGGATACTAACAGATCAAAGTGGAAATCTTTATTTAGAAGAATCTCACAATGAAACAAGCTGGACAACTACATCATCTGCGGTTGTTTCGGCAGGAGTCTCAAATATATTAGCATGGACAAAATTAAGTAGAAGATATTATAGATGCAGATATGTAAATGGTGCTACACCACAAACAAGTTTTATTATGATTCATTATACAAAAGGTGTTAATATTGATCCAGTCATGATAGCAGATGGTGATATTGCTACATTAGGGGTAAAAGCTGATACTGCTAATATTGATCCAACAGCAAGTTCTTCAGTTAATGCTAATCTAAAAGGAATAATGAAATACATTGTAGGAAATCTAATCAATAATCAAACAAATAAAGCAGTAACAGCAAGCACTAATATATTAGCATCAAATTATGTCGCATTAAATTATCAACAATCTACATTAATGGTTTCTACAAGTGCTACAGGAATTTTATCTCTAGCTGTAGACGGTGTTCTTAGTAGTTTAAATAGTGGAGTTGCGCTTGATATAAATAAATGGTATGCATTTGATGTTCTTTTATTGACTGGTTCAACTTATAATCTTCAATTATCTGTTGATGCAACTATGCAAGTAAAATGGGTTGGAGGTGCATAAAAATGAAAATTTGCCCACCACAAGGTTTATCTAATATTAGTGGAATTACTGGAACAATTCAAATGTATGCAGGAACAACAGCACCTTCAGGATATCTGATTTGTGATGGTTCAGCAGTATCTAGAACGACTTATTCAGCATTATTTAGTGTGATAGGAATAAGTTATGGAGCAGGTAATGGAAGTAGTACATTTAATGTTCCAAATTTCAAAGGTAGGGTGCCTGTCGGATTAGACTCATCTCAAACTGAATTTGATGCGTTAAATAAAATTGGCGGAAGCAAAAATCATGTTTTAACTATCGAGGAAATGCCAGCGCACAAACACACATTTAATGATAATTATGGGGTTCAAAATGTTGAAGTTACATTTTATAATGGAACAGCAACTGATGAAATTGAAAGATGGGAGGATACATCTACTGTTGGAGGAGGTCTCGCGCATAATAATTTACAACCCTACTGTACAATTTCTTTTGTGATTAAAATTTAATATAAAAATAAATATTTGGTTGTTTAAATAATTTGCAAGTTATTTAAATGTAAAACGAAGAGGCGTACTGCTATACGACTCTTTATCCTATTTTCAAAGCTTTTTGGCAGAAAAGAGGTAAAATGATGAAAAAATGTTTTTTAGATGAGTTGCCCAGATGGGGAAAAGCAGAAAAAGTAACAGATGGTAAACAAGGGACTATTAATTGGAAAGAATCAATAGGATATATTGTTAAATTCATTTATGATAATATTGAAGGGGAAATTGAAATTGTTGATTATAACAAAAGTTATCTAGATATAAAATACAAAGATGAGGATATATATAATATATATTCAGGCACTTTTACAAAATGTCAATTAGGTATTTTACTAAATAAAAAAACTAAAAAGTTTAGAGTAGAAATAGGTACTATATTTAAAGACAACAAAAGAGATATAATTATTACAAATAAAGAATATAAAGATAATCCTTATAATAAAGGAAATAAATTGAAATGGTATAATTATAAGTGTAATAAGTGTGGATGGGATGAAGGATGGATAGAAGAAAGTGTCTTAATAAGAGGACAAGGTTGTTCATGTTGTACTGGTCAAATAGTAGTAGAAGGTATAAATGACATTCCAACAGTTGCTCCTTGGATGGTAAAATACTTTCAAGGAGGGTACGATGAAGCAAAATTGTATACAAAAGGTTCTAATCACAAAATATATCCAATTTGTCCAGATTGTAATAAAGTAAAAAATAAATCTATGGAAGTATGTTCAATATATGCCAATCGCTCTATTGGGGTGTAATTGCGGAGATGGAATTAGTTATCCTAATAAAATTGTATTTCATCTATTGAGTCAATTAAATTCTGAATTTGTTTCTGAAGCTTCTTTTAATTGGACTACAAAAAGATATGATTTTTATTTATCCTTATTTAAAAGTATTGTAGAGGTACATGGTTTACAACATTATAAAGAAAAACAAAGATCAAAAACAAGTAGAAATCTCAAAGAAGAACAAAAAAATGATAAATGCAAAGAAGAATTAGCAAAAGAAAATGGAATTAATAATTACATAATAATTGATGCTAGATATTCTGAGTTAGAATTTATAAAAAGTAGTATATTAAATAGTAAACTAAATGAATTGTATGATTTGTCAAAAATTCAATGGATTAAATGTGAAGAATTCGCATTGTCGAATTTAACTAAAAAAGCATGTGAATTAAAATGTAATAATTTTAGCACAACTAAAATTGCTGAGATAATGAAATTAGGGGTAAGTACAGTTATAGCATATTTAAAAAGAGGAACGAAAATAGGATGGTGTAATTATAATCCCAAAGAAGAAATGATTAAGGCAGTTACTAATAATGGCAAAATGAATGGTAAACCAGTAGAAATATTTAAAAATAATATTTCTTTAGGAATATTTGAGAATTGTCATGAGTTAGACCGACAAAGCGAAAATGTTTTTGGAATTAAATTAAATTATAGTTCTATATCATCTGTCTGTCGTGGTGAAACAAATCATTATAAAGGATTCATTTTTAAGTATGTTATTTAACGATTTATTTCGTGTGTAACTATGTGATTAAATATTAATATAAAATAAATAAAAAGTAGGTGGTGTTTGGTGGCAAGTAAGAAAAACAAAAATAACCCAGATAATAAAGCAAATGGGAATGTAAAACAAAATAAATTAATATCGAGCGAATATTGTGAGAAGAACTGTTTAAATGTTGGTGAGTGTCAGAAATATAAAGATTATTTGGCTAGGATGGTAGTGCTACATAAAGTAGGAAAGGGATTGCTTTGCGATAAGTAAATATTTGCAGTAGATAAAGAGCATTTAGAAATAAGTGCTCTTATTTGTGTTGCAAAGTTGTGATGCAAATATATTGAAAGGAGGAACTAAAATGAATGAGTTTATAAATGAAGAAAAAGTAGAAACAAAAACAATTCCAACAAAAGAAAAAGTAACATATTTGTACAATATCCTGCAAATCAACTATTATCTCAGTCATGGAATTTGCCCAAAACAAATTGGAATTAATTCAACTACAAAACGAGTATGGGCAGAATTTTCTTGGGAAGGCACTACGGAAATATTCGGAAAATGGTGTCAAAGAAAAGTCATTAAATAATACATTAAACAAATAAATTGAAGAAAGAAGGAATTTATAATGGAGAATAAAAATAATAATGAATTAACTGTAATTAATGAGCAAGAGGTATTGGGTAAAACTTTTAGAATTTATGGAGATTTTGAAAATCCATTGTTTTTAGCAAAAGATATAGCAAATTGGATTGAACATAGCGATACTTCTATGATGGTAAAAAATATTGATGACGATGAAAAGGTCACAAGTATTGTTTGTACCCTTGGTGGAAACCAATCTGCATTATTTCTTACAGAAGATGGCATGTATGAAGTTCTTATGCAAAGCAGAAAACCAATTGCAAAACAATTTAAAAAGCAAGTTAAGATAATTTTGAAATCTATTCGTAAACATGGTACATATATGACAGAGGAAGTAATAGAGAAGACGCTTACTGATCCAGATTTTATTATACAATTGGCTACGCAATTAAAAGAAGAAAGATTAAAAAGAATTTTGGCAGAAAATAAAATAGAAGAACAGAAACCATTGGTAGGATTCGCTGAAACTTGCTTAAAATCTAAAGATAATATTCTTGTACGTCAAGTTTCTAAAATAGCACAAGATGAAGGAATTGATATTGGAGAGAAGAAATTATATAAAAAACTAAGAGAATGGGGATTAATTCTAACATCTTCTACTGAACCATCCCAAAGAGGAATGAATTCATTATATTTTGTAGTAGAAGAGAAAAGTGTTGATACTCCTTATGGTGTAAAATTAAGCAGAATTACAAAAGTAAGTCCAAAGGGCCAAGTGTTTATAATTGAGAAATTGAAGAAAGAACTTTTACAGTAAATAAGATTAATAAATAAAATATATTAATTTAATAAATAACAAAGGCATTGCTTTAGTGTGATGTCTTTGTTTGATATTGGAATATTAGGAGATGAATTAAAATTAATAATCAAGTTTTAATAACTTTAGATAAAAATACATTGGATGAATATAATAAATACTATTTCAATAAATATCCAAGGAGAAAAGTTGCACCTATCAAGAAACCAATTCCACCATCACTTAACGAATATATTTCCATGATTCGTATGGCACAGAATACACTTAAAGGTAAATATAAAGAATTTTCAATATGGTTAGCAGAACATTACAAAATAAATAATCTTAATTTAGATAACGCAATTATTACATATACATTCTATTTTAAAACTCATATAAGACACGATTTTGATAATCTTATGCTTACCCCTAAATTATGTAACGATGGGTTAGTAGATGCAGGAGTTTTTAAAGATGATTGTGGAGAGTTTTTAAAGTTGTATTTTAATGAATTTAAATATGATAAAACCAACCCTAGAGTTGAAATGTTGTTAGAATGGTAATTTTAATTGGTAATTGATATTCTAAACCCCTTATATAACAACACTTTTCAAATTCTCTAAATGGGAATTTTTATAATTTACAGAGGTATTCAATAAAAATATCTAAAATAATTAAAAAAAGGAATGATTATTAATGATTATCAAATCCAAAAGAATTAAAAGATTTCTATACAATTTAGGGTTTGAATTCTCAGTCTTAAATACAAATGGGAAAGAAGAATATTCATTTCCTGAATCATCTCAATTAAAAGAATCTATAGATTTTTACTACAAAATAAGGAAGACTTTTGAAAGTCAATAACCTTAAAAACAAGGAGGTCGAAAGACTAAATGGAAAAACAATACATAAGTGATCTAATTACAAGTGAAAACATTGACAATTGGACTTCAGACAAAATTGTATTTATAGAAGGGCCAACTGGAAGAGGTAAGAGTCATTTCATAAAACATACTTTATCAGATCATAATCCATTTAAGAAAATATTAATACTAGTCAATAGAACAATAATTAAGAAACAATCCAAGAAAGAATTATTAAGAGTAGATATTGATAATATTACAATAATTACTTACCAACACCTAGCAACTCTAATATTAGAGAAAAAGACAGCAGAATTTGAAGGTTATAATTACATAATCTGTGATGAAGCACATCATTTTTGTGAAGAAAGTGAATTCATTTTTAATACTGATGTTTCATTTAATTGGGTTATGAGACAATCAGGTATTAAAATATTTATGACTGCTACTGCATATTTTATTAAAAATTATTTAACCAAAGAATTAAAATTAGAAATAGATCATTATCATATCAAAAATGAATATGAGTTTATAGAAAAACTATACTTCTTTGAGAATGATGATGTAATTAAGAAATTGTTGTTTGACTTACCATCTGATGAAAAAGCAATATATTTTACTAATGCTAAGAAAGCACATGAAATGAGCGAATTGCTAGAATCATGTGCTTTCTACTGTTCTAAGAATAATTATGATTATTCGAGATATGTAAATTCTGAAGTAGTTGCTTATATTGAAGAAAATGAGAAATTTGAAGAACAAGTTCTTTGCACAACTAAAGTTATGGATACAGGGGTTAATATTAAGGATGATTTTATTAGGCATATAATAGTAGATATTGCGGATTTATCAAGCATAATTCAATGCATTGGAAGAAAAAGAATCAAAGGTAGTGAGAAAATAATAGTTTATATAAAAGATAAGAAAGGCAATTCTATTTCAAGAAAATTAGAAAACATTAAAGATAAATTAAGTTATGCAAATATTTTACGGGAAAAAGGTGACATCGCATTAGTACAAGAAAATGCTCATAAAAATACTTATGGGAATTTAATTTATGATATTATTAATAAGGATGAGTTGAGAATAGATAAGAAATTAAATGAGTTGATGTATTATACATATAATCAAAATAAAATAATGTATGAAGGAATATTATTAGATAAGGAAAATGGTTTTAAGAATAAATTGTTTGAGAGGATGGGTATAGAAGATATGGCTTATACTTATCTAGAGGCAGAATTAGACGCATTAAAATTAGAACATATTTTGGACAGATTAGTTGGCGTTAAAATGTTTAAAGATGAACAGAAAGAATTTAAACAAATGCTACTAAAGGAATTATTGAATACACCAAAAGCAAATCACGGATCTATAGGATTAAAAACAATTAATTCTCTATTTGATGAAAATAAATTAAATTTTCTAATGAATAGTAAAACTGAAAGAGCAGGAGAATTAAGAGGTAAAGCATATTGGGTAATATCTAAACTATAATATAATTTATTGGTATGTTTTTTACCAAATCATATATAATATATCTTTTGGTAATTTTCATACCAATAATAACAAATAAAATAATAATTAATAAATCATATCCATGAAGTAATTTTGGGACACCAAAATTGCGTAATGTTCCGTAGGACAAATATCAAATCAATAAAAACAACAAATAACCCAACGAAGCAAGGTCTTGTATTGCTATGTCGAAATACGCTTCTAGTCATTTCGCTAACGCTCAATGACTAGGATTTATTATTTGCTTAAATGATTTGTTAAATTTAATCCACTCATCACAAATTCTTAATAATAAATAAATAAAATTATTGTCGAAACAAATCACAATAAAAATCTAGCAATTTCCTCCTTTTTACTATATACTTAACACAACAAACAAATCCAAATAATCAAATTATAGTAAATGGAGGAAAGAAATATGAAAAGAAAACTATTCCCTAAAAAACTATTAACCACAATTTCCACAATCACATTATCCATTGCTCTATTATTCACATCCTCATCTGTATTACCAACATTAGGTGCAACAAACACAAATCCAACAATTAATAGGCTCAGTGGTAATGACCGTTACGACACATCATCTCAAATTGCCAAGCAAGGGTGGTCTAATGGCTCAGATTCTTGTATTCTTGTCTATGGAGGTAATTATCCTGATGCACTCTCAGCAACACCTTTAGCAAAAAAACTTAATGCTCCAATATTGCTTACGGAAAACACATCGCTTACTCCAATAACAAAGCAGACAATAGTTGATCTGAATGTTAAAAACGTCACAATTATCGGTGGTACAGGTGTATTATCATCTGCAATTGATACAGAATTGCAATCAATGAATATTAATGTAACTAGAATTTTTGGTCAAACTCAGTATGATACAGCTATAGAAATTGCTAAACAATTCCCTTCTCCAAATGAACTAATAGTCTGCACTGGAGAAGAATTCTCTGACTCACTTTCAATTTCTCCTGTAGCATCAATTAAGCAAATACCGATTATATTGGTTCCTTCTGATAACATGCCAAGTTCAGTAAAAAATTATATTAATACAAATTCAGCAAATATTACGAAATCCTATATAATTGGAAATACAGACATAATTAATGATAATGTTGCCAATCAATTTCCAAATGTTGAAAAAATATCAGGTGCAACAAAATATGATAGAAATATAGCCATAAATCAAAAATTCAATAATCAATTTAATTCAAATAATATTTGTCTTGCCACTGGTGAGCAATTTCCAGACGCTCTAAGTGGAAGTTCTTATGCATCCAAAATATCTTCTCCAATTATTTTAGTAAATAATGCTACTCCTAATGGTACGAAAAATTATTATCAGCAAAGATTAACAAATACTGATAATGTAATCGTTTTTGGTGGTACAGCAGTTGTTCCAGATAGTGTAATACAAGGATTAGGCAATATAAGTAGTACAGATACGAATGTAAATGTACCTATTACTCCTATTGCACCAATTGCACCAATTGATATTGACAATACTAATATTGTTAATAATTCAAATAATACTACTAATTCAAATAACAATAATACTACTACCATAATTAATAATGGATCTTCAAGTATAGATACTTCAACTGGTTGCATTAAAGGTTCTGTCACTTGGCAGTATAATAAATTTATTGGAACCAAAGCAGATGTCGGAGCAAAAATAGCTTTAATACCAAAAAATCTCAATAAAAATAGTGATAATCCAGTTTTTTCTTTAACATTATCACAAATACCTCAAGGTCAGAATGGAATTTATACTGCGAAAGCTAATGGATATGGAGAATATGAAATTGCTGATGTTCCAGTTGGTAGTTATTATTTGTTAATTTCTTCTGTAAACACGAATAATAATATGACAATATCTTCAATTGATCAACAAATATTAAGCAATTTATTGTCTTCAATGGATTGGAAATTTATTCAACCAACTTTAAAAATTCATAAGTATAATCTAATTAAAGTGCAGATAGAGGGTGGAAAAACCTTGACAGAAAGTTATGACTTTGGAAACACTTATATTTAGTTTAGAGTAAATTTTTTAAGTCAATTAATTCTTTATTGACCTCTGATTAGTCAGGGGTCTTTTTGATATTTGTTTTTGATTTTAATGTTTTTATTGTCGTTATAAAATCGAATTACAAGCGTGAGGATTGACTGTGTTGAGTCAGAAATTTGTTGATTGTATTATCGTATGGGTCTAAATGATTTGTTGTGTGTGTTTTGAGAGGATTTGCGGTGATCATGTGATAAAATTATTAAAAGAATAGAGACTCTAAGTTGGATTAGAGTCTCTATAAGAACAATTATAATTATAGTGTTTATATTATTTATTCATTGATAATTCTATAATTAGCTCATTTTTATACCTAATTTTTTCATTATTGAGTCTAATTATTTCCGTAGCATGATCAATTGCATTTGAAAGAACATTATTTAACTTTAACATATTTTCTTTAATATTTAGTCCATTTTTACACTCTGATAAAATCTTCTTAAATTCTTGTTTAATTTCTAAACTCTCATTTGGTATATATAATTCTGCACAATAATCTAAATCTAATACACTATTATTAGGTTTATTTAATTTACTAAGATCACAAGTTAAGAGATTTTTTAAAGTTTTAACATCTTGTGAATCTTCTTCAGTGTCTTCTGTTTTTACTTTTATATAATTTAAATAAGGTAAATTTTCTAAAATATCATTCAAACTTAAATCAAATAATTCTCCACTTTTTCTTCTCTTATTATCAAAGAATTCATGTAATATTTTTTCTGTTTCGTAGTAATTTACATGTGGTTGTGATAATAACATTAATTTGCTGTTACTCTCACATTCATCTACAAGACTATAATTTTTAAATGTACTATTTATGTTTTGTATTCTAATTATTGGATTTTTCGTACATCCAATTTTTAAGTAATCACCATATGGAACAATATATACATATCCAAAATAGGGAATGTCAGAATATATAGATTTAACATAATTAAATATACTGTTAATATGATTTCCGATATACCAAGGTTCTCCATTTATTTCGATGACTTTAACTTCTTCGTTTAACATTTGGTTACTACCTCTTTCTTTTTTAATTACTTTTATAATCTTTACACCCTTATGTATTGATTACCCAAGGCCCATCTCTAATGATAATATCACTTCCTTTCTATATTGTATTTTGTATTTGTATCTCCTTCATCATTATACATGCTGTGTTTTGATTTGTAAAGTAAAAAATAAAATTAATTATAGGAGGTAATTCCAAATGAAAGTTGGACGCAAGGTCACAAATTATGATATCACTCTTAATGATAAAGATATTGCTATTCTAATAGAATGTATTCAGAAAGCAAAACTTGATAATTTCAGGCATCAAAATCATGCTGATGCTTTATTGGAAGAGTTTGTTAAAATATTTCTTGATGATAATTATGAAAAATATGTGGGTAGGTACTTGGAATTAGTTGGGATATATTTGAAGCATAATCATAAAATTGAGGACAATAAGATTGAAAAATTGATAATCAAAACAAAAGAAGATATTAAAGATGATAAAAACTATGTTTTTCATTTTGATCCAGTAGATTGGGCTAAGAGATTAGCAGATGGATTTGAACAACAAAGTAATGATGGAGATGCACCAATAAGATTGAGTTTAGATAGAGAAACTGTGGCAGAAGGAGAATATGCAGATAAGATTAGAGAAGAGTTGTTGAGAAAACCAAGTGATAAGGTGATTGCAAGGAATAAAAGAGCAAGTGAATTGTTGAAGAAATTGAGACGTTAAGTTTTTAGTTGGGATATTGAAGTATAAAATAAATATATTTGACATAAGATTGTCTTGTGTGATATTATGCTGATAGGAAGGTAAAGGTTCCTGATTATTATTTTGTTTCACTCCTAATACATATGTTTTGATTTTGATAGACATATGGGAAATGTGGTATAATAGATGGATAAGGAGTGATTATAATATGAAAATTGAAGTTAACAATAAGATAAGACAAAAAATTAAAGAGTATCAAGCAAAAACAGGAACAAGTCAAGTTTGGATTGCTGATCAATTAGGTATTAGTAAGTCGAGACTTTATCAGATATGTGGAACAGACAATATGATGTTGGATGTAGCTATGAAGTTTGCAATCTTTTTTGATTGTAAATTAGATGATTTATTTGATTATAAGGTTATAGAAAGCAGTAAAAATATTATAGACTGATTGTAAAAATACTATTGACTTTAAGTATATAATACTCTATACTAATATTAGTTAAGGAATACAAATTAATCGGCCTTAACATTTTAGAAGTATAGAGGAGAGTGCTATATTTATATGGAGAAAGTTTACTGCATCAAGGATACAAATGGACGATTTGGTGGAAAACTTGGTATCTATTCTAATTCTATGACAAAACGCAATGCTGATTGGAAATGGGATTATTACTCCACTGAAATTCCAATGACAGTAATAATTGATGGGAAAGAAGATGTTGAACTTAAAATTCAAAAACTTAGGGAATTAAATTTGCTTGCAAAATATGATCTTGAGTGGGAGGTAGTAGAACTAACTCAAACTCAGTGGATGGACATTATTGAAGACTGTCATCAAAAATATATGGCATTAGGAAAAGATCGTATGTTGGTTCAACATTACATTTCTTCAATTGAAATGAAAGATATTGAAAAAGGGTGTATTGGAAAACATCGAAGGGTTGTGAGGGATATTTATAGTAAGGATATAGGTGATGAATACATAGAGAAGTTGGTATAATTATGGGTAAGATTATTCAATTCCCTTGTGTTGATTATTATGAGGAATGGAATTATGAAGAGTATTATAGTGAAGAGTTTGAGGAACAAGATTATGGTGAGGAAGTTTTAGTTAAGGATGGTTTGGTTAGAGGATTTGTTAGAAAATGTTTGATGTTTATTTTGGTTAGATTGTGATTATTTGGGTTTGTTAGTTTGAAAATTATGGGGATTTCATTATCCCCTCCTCTAATTTTTGTTTTGAATTAATTTTATTTATTGCTTGACACTTATATTCTATTCATGTATAATGGAATAGAAAGGGTGGTGAAGTGTAATGACTAGAGATCCAACAGAGTATATGATTTAGTTAATACATAATGCAAAAATAAAATAATAATTAAAATTAGAAAGAGGAATGATTAAATAATATGAATAATGAATTAATGATTAAAGAAGTGGATTTTAATGGTGCTAACTTGTTGGCTGCTCAAGATATTGATGGTAAGATTTATGTAGGAGTAAAATGGGTATGTGATGGATTAAATTTATCTAAAGGGCAAATGCAAAATGAAAGAATAAGAATCCAAGAAGATATTGTACTTTCTAAAGGGAAACGAAATTTAGTTCTCCCTACAAATGGTGGAGATCAAGAAGTATTGTGTATCGAACTTGAGTTTCTTCCACTGTGGTTAGCTAAAATATCTATCACTCCAAAAATGCAAAAAGAAAATAAAGAAGTTATGAATAATCTTATTGAATATCAACTTAAAGCAAAAGATGTTTTAGCAAAGGCATTTCTGCCTAACATAGAGACGTTTATTCAAGATTATCTCGATATGGATGAAGATGAGAGAGGAATTGCATATTTTAAAGAAAAGAAACAAAGAAAAATGTTAGAACTTCAAAATAAAGAATTAATTCCAAAAGCAAGAAGTTTCGATCAGTTAATTGGAGCAAATGGAAGCCAAAATATGAATTCCGTTGCGAAATCATTTAATGTTGGTCGCACAAGACTATTTGCATTCTTAAGATATAATGATATTTTAATGACTGGAAGTAAAAATGATAAAGAAAAGCATAATGTTCCTAGACAACAATATCTTGAACAAAAGTTATTTGTTGTGAGGGAATATACAATTCCTGACGATGATGGTGAAATTGTTAATAGAGTGCAAACTTTGGTAACTAGTAAAGGGATTGAATTTATTGATAAATTATTGAAGAAAGTGAATTATAATTTAGATAGTTTTGGTGATTTGGATGATTAAGTTAGTAATTTAAATACATAAATAAATTGTTTTGTTTCTGACTTTTATTGTTGTTGTGAACATTGTAAATGTTGTAAATGTTGTGAATGTTGTGAATGTGAATATTTTAAGAATCCACTGATTTTAGTGGATTCTTTTTAATAAACAAAGAAATAAAATTATTTGACATTGTTTATATGAGTATGATATAATTTATCTATAAAGTTGATTCAAGTCTCTTCTATCCAATAATACATATACATATGCTTTATATTTTGTTAAGGCATGTGAGTTTATGATTATGGTATAATATATAGGAGAAGGGATTGATGGTATGCCAAGGTTTAATAAAACAAATCAAATGACAGGGAAAAAACAGAGAATACAAGTAGGAGTAGTAACTACAGCAGAATTAAAGAGTGATCTTGAGATATTGGCTAAACATTACAAGAGGACATTATCTGATTTTTGTAAAATTGAATTAGAAAAAGTTGTTGAGTTACCTGAGAATAAAGAAATATTGCAAAATACTAAGCGTGAAGTAGATAACTAAAGATAACGAGGTATAATCTTGCTATATGCTTAAATTTGCCTGTTTAACCTAGTTGGATATTCCTAAACAATCCCTTATACTAGTAAATGTAAGGAAGATTAATTCGGCCTTAACATTTAAAAGATAAGGGAGTTTTGAATTATGCGTGTAATCAATTGTAACGAACTGGTTAGTATCTCAGATGCCTATAGTGGTAAGCAAGTACAGGTATTTTTATCTTCTCCTATCCAGTCTATGAATACATATCAAATGTTTCGACTAGTGGAAGATGGAGACAATTTAGAGTTTTATGACATAAATATTAATAAACCAACTCTTCAGGAAATGATGATTCCTAAAGATACCATTAAAGAGATTAATTATTTTGAAGGTGGAAACATCTATGAATCTGTGTTCTCTATTAGTTTATTAAATGAAGGACAAATTGATTTTGCCATTAGTGAAACTCCTATGATATGTAAGAAGTGCAATAAGATTTTAGATAGACATTTTGACCCATCTTGGCAAATTAATAAGGTTGGTCAGTATGGGAGTCAATGGGATAATGAGAAGGTTATTATAGATTTTTGTGAAAATTGTTTATTAGAATTTCTTGGTTATAAAGTTGGTGGTGACATTTGTGAATGATTTGGTATTGTTTAAATCAGAAGTGTTCCAAGGAACTGAATGTGATTTTTGGAGTAATGGAGATAAAGAAGTTTTTATGACTAGTGAACAATTAGGTATGGTTTTAGGATATTCGTTTCCTAGAGAGGGTATCAATAAGATAGTTTTGAGAAATGAGTATTTGAAAAAGGATGAATTTTCAGCCGATGTCAAAATGGGTTCTCCTTCTGGAACGCAGACAACAAGAGTATTTAATGAGGATGGAATTTATGAAGTAGCTTTTTTAGCTAAGACTGAGAAAGCAAAAGAATTTCGTTCATGGGTTAGAAAAATCCTTAAAAGTCTTAGAAAAGGTGAATTAGAATTGTTAAGGAAACAAGTTGAAGAAGATAGACCAAAGGTTTTATTATATGATCAAGTAATGTCTTCTAAAACCAATAAGACTATGATGATTGTCGCAAAAGAATTGAAGTTAAGTGGTAGGAACAAATTATTTGGTTTTTTAAGGTCTGAAGGAATATTAATGTCAGGTAAAGGGAAACAAAATTTGCCTTATCAACAATTTATTGATGCAGGGTACTTTTTAGTGGTAATTAAGATTAAAATCATTAATGGAGAAGTCACGGATATACCTGTAACACTGGTGACAAGTAAAGGTATGGATTATATATTGAAAAGATTAGAAAAGAGCAAAGAAAAAGGCTTGCTGAAACAAGCCAATTAAGAATCCATGCATTAATATTATACCACGGATAAAGGAAAGAATCAATTATAGGTTCTTTCCTTTGACTGAATTATCAAGTTAAAATTAGAAAATATCACAGTATGATTTTATAGATATTGGTAACAATATCTAATTATGGTTGATTATAAAAGAAAGGAATGATATGATATGGACAATAATTTAAAGGGAGGTTATCTAATGTATGCTATTGCTTTTGACTTAGATAATTCAATTTTGGAGCAAACTTATAGGAATACTTCGATATCTAATGCCTATAAGGATATTGGGGATGTATTAATTGAATATGGTTTCAAAAGACAGCAAGGAAGTGTTTATTTTGGTGGAGAGGCAGTGAATGCAGTAGTATGTACTATGGCAACTATGGAATTGACACAGAAATATTCTTGGTTTGCTCCTTCTGTAAAAGATATTCGTATGTTAAGAATCGAAGACAACAATGATTTAACGCCTGTAATTAATAGTACAATTAAAATGTTAGAAAACAAACAACTTAGAGCAGTTAAATAGGGTGTATTATAAGTTTAGATTATGAAAGAATCCATAGCAGTATGGGTTCTTTTTTGTATTGTGTGGAAATTTAATTTGATAGTTTTAGGCAACAATCTGTTTGCGCGAACAGTAGAAGGGAATACACTCCTCCCTTCTTTTTTGTTGCCTTTTTATAATTTATGGGTGGAGTGTGTGGTTGGTAGGAAATATAAAATTTGAAGGAGTGTGTTTAAGAATGGGAAATCAACACAAAAAATGGGAAAAAGAAGAAGTAATTAAAGCAATACAGGACTTTTATATTAAGAATCTAAGAACACCAAAACTTGATGAATTTAAGAATAGTAACGGGTTGCCATCTCTTACTTATACAAGGAATATTTTTGGATGTAGTAAATTAGAAGATATATTAAATATTTGTAATTTATCTAAAACAGAGACTCTAAAGGTAGATCCTGATTGGGCATTAGATAAATTAAAAGAGTATAATAACGTACTTGGCAAAATACCAACAAGGGAAGATTTTAAGATTAATGATTGGAGACCATTTTATGATTATTATAGAAGACAATTTGGTAATTATGAAAATGCCTGTTATTTAGCAGGAATTGCAGAAATACCATTATCAGATGAAGAAAGAATTGAAATATCCATAAAAGAGCTTATAAAACTAGCACACAAGTTAAATAAATGTCCAACTGTCGCAGAATATGACAACCTAATACATAGAGGTTTTGGAAGGAGAGTTTTAGAAACAAAGATAAAAATAAAATATAATGATATATGTAGAGAATATATACCACAATATAATTTAAATAGTATTCATGGTGAAGTAACTAAAGAAGATTTAATAAATGAACTCACAAGAATATATAGCATTTTAAATAGACCTCCTATGTTTATAGAGTTAGAAGAAAATGGCTGTACATATAGTTGGAATCTCTTTTCAAGAGTATTTAATGGTGTTACATATAACCAGATAATTGAAGGTTTAAATTGGATTCCATCTGGATCAACAAGTATGGTAAGAACAGAGGAAGAAATGTTAACCGATTTTAATAATCTATTTCTGAAATTAAAAAGAATACCTTATCATAGTGATATGAATAATAATTCAGATATAGCTTCAGCACCAACATATATTAGTCATTTTGGCTCAATTGAAAACATATGTAAACTACTCGATATAGATTATAAAAAATATTATAAAGGTGGAGGAGCAGGTAAGATATGTTTTGATAAGAACGGAGAAAAATGCAAATCACTAGAAGAATGTAATATTTCCAATTTCTTTATCGACAATGAATTAATATTTGTTAGACAACCAAAATATAAAGAATTAATAGAAGATAGTAAAAAAGTTTTTGATTGGAAAGTGCTTATTAATAATCAATGGCGATACGTAGAGTATGCAGGAATGTATTCAGATAAACCAAGGGGTGGCATAGGAAGAAAGTATAAAGAAAGATTGGATGACAAAATTGAAATATTAAGATTAAACGGACACTTAGATAAGTGTCTTTTTATATATCCTGA